AAGTATGAGAAAGAAAACACCAGATGATTTAATTATAGAAATGACAATTCTTAGTTATTCTAGGGATGGTGTTAATGGTTGGGAAAAAGAACTCGCTATTAATATAAGTGATAAGATTAACTCCTTGAAGGATGAAATTGAATCATATAAAAAACTATAATTTAGAAGATAAAAATATTATTAACAACATAAAGGGAAAAATATTAAATGGCTATTGATATTAAAATAGATAAAACATCTATGGAAGCTATTGTCTTAGTTAAAGGTGTTGAAGCCAAGAGAGAAAAGTTAGATAAAGATAGTTATAGAGATTATATGGTAGAACTTAGTGGTGATAACCTAGAGGTAATGAGAAAAGTTAATAGGTTGTTTAAGCCTAAGAGTTATGAATTTAAAGGAGTTAAGTGATGAATTTATATTTACTTGAACAAAATCAAAACAATGACTATGATACGTATGACAGCTGTGTAGTTGCCTCTGAGGATATGGCTACTGCTCAATTAATTAATCCATCATATGAAGGTTGGGGTGAATTTAATTCAAGTTGGTGTACCCACCCAAGAGATGTGGGTGTTACATATATTGGTAAAGCTAGTGATGATATGGAAGAAGGTGAAATAGTCATAGCCTCTTTCAATGCTGGATAGCTTATGATAGTTAATATTTCATATTTAAAGCTCAAAGGTAAAGTAATAGATAACTATGAGAAGTCTAAGAAAGGGTGGTTAAGCAAGTCAGTAGAGTGGTGTAAGCTAAAGAATGTACTATCTAATAGTAATGTTCAGTTTAGTCCTTACAGCTTCAGGAATGGCTTTAAAACACCTTTTAACTGGTCTAATGATAAACAAGATATGTTAATCTTTGACATAGATGAAGACTTATCAATAGCTGAGTGTCAGAAGATGTTTAGCAAGTTCACTTATCTTATAGGAACTACTAAGAGCCATCAAGTTAAGAAGAAAGGTCTTATCTGTGATAGATACAGACTATGTATTCCAGCTATTAATATACCTAGAGAGAAAGATATATACTTTAGAATGTTAAGCTTGATAGTACCATTCAATGATGGTCAGACAGAAACAACTACTGGAGCTTTCTTAGGTAATGATGATGCTATCATAATCTATAATGAAGGTAAGTTATTAGATTGTCATAAAGCTAGTCTATTAGCTAAACAACAGTTAGACAGTGAGAAGATAGAGAAACTAAGTATCGATGAAGACTTAATGCCTACATACACTGGCGGTAATACACTAGAGATGATGAAGGAACAACTAACCTTTGAGATAGTAGTAGAGATACTAGAATCTGTAGGTTATGAGGTTAAAGGTAATAAGTTTAAATTGAGAGAAGAAGAGAATACATCTAGTGCTACTATCAACTATAAGAGTTTATATATCGTAGACTTTGGTGATAGAGATATAGGTGGAGATATATTTGATATATTAACAAAGCATCAAGATATGAGTTTCAAGGATGCTATGAAGTATGTCAATGGATTTATATAAGGAGAAAATAGATGAAGATGACACTAGAATTAGAAGCCTATAGTGTTGATGATATGCCATTTGATGTCATGAACCAAGAGGAGAGAAAGAGGGTAAGATGGAAAGTTATATCACACTCATTTAAAGGGCTGGATGATTATAATTGTGGAATCACTATTCACTCTATTGAACCCATAGTTCTTAGAAAAATATATAAATCAATAACAGAATGGGAAGATGTAAATGAACAAAAGTAAGTTAAACAAGTTTGTACTTCAAGTTGCTGAAGACTTAATGGTAGCTAGACCACAGATACCATTAGCAACAGCGGTAGGAGTCGCCAACTATAAAATGGCAAACATATGTAGTCAGTTAAGGATACAACTAGATACTAAGTCTGGATATGGTAAGACACCAGCTAACTTATATCAGTTGTTACTACTTAACTCTGGTGGTGGTAAAGGTGCTAGTTTAGGATTAGTAGATAACTTCTACTTCAATGATGCTTTAGACTATATGTCTAATGAAGTATATCCTAGATTTAAAGCTAAAGCCTTAGAGAAGTTAGAAACAGAGGATAATGATAGACCATTACATGCTTGGGTTAAGAAGATAGGTGGTACTACTGAATCTGGTCTACTAGCATATGCTGAATCATATTCCATTGTAGGGATAGGTGGTATTAACCTAGAAGTGGATGAGATAGGTAATGCTATCATCTCTAAAGCTGATGTATTTGAGTTACTACTACAACCATATGATAATGGATTGTATGTACCTACAGCTAAGAGAACAGACCCAGATGCTATACAAGTAGAGAATATGTGTACTAACTTATATTGCTTTGGTAATAAGGTTAGATTGTTTGAAGGTGATAATGTTGAAGCTGCTTTCCTAAAGCTATTAGATGAAGGTTATGGCAGAAGAATGATATTCATTGATGATGATACTCAACCTACTAGAAGAGATGCTGATGATATTGTTAGAGAGATGGAAGCTAGTGAAGAGATTATATCTAAGAGAAAAGATGATAGAGAATACATAAAATCATTGATTACTAAGTCTAATTTGGGTAAAGTATTAACCCTAAATAAAGAAGCTATATATGTATGGGCTACTATCAAGGCTGAAGGAGATAACTTTATACTTGATAATAAAGGTTTAGAACCAGCAGTTAAATCAGATATGTCAGAGAGATGTTTTAAAGTAGCTAAGTTAGCTTCTATTTATGCTTTCTTTGGAGGTCAAGATGAAGTAACTAAAGAGAATATGTATGAAGCCTTAGAGGTTATAGAAGAGTCTAGTAGAGTATTACAAGACCTTAGAAAGATAAGACCTAAGCACGAAAGATTGTTGGAAGCTATGCTTAATGAAGATAAGCCTATTACTTCTCAGCATATGCTTGGCTACCCATTCATACCTAATACTTGGACTAAGAAGATTAGTGAGTATGTAGACTTAGCTAAAGAGTTAGCTAGTGAGAGAGGATTGATATGGAAGACTACAACAAGAAAAGGAGTTGAGTATTATGAAGTGAATAAACCCACTAAGAGTGGTGAAAAGAAGCTAGATGAAGTTGATGAGATGGAAGCTAGAGAGGTTAAAGAAAGAACTAAAGAAGAGTTAGAGGAATTACTTTTTGATTAAGGAGATTAGATGAATTTAGTATTGAAGAATAAAGTAGAATGTGAGTTAAGGATGATGGATTTAGAAGATGGAGACTTGGCAATAATTATTGATAGAGATTATAAAGGAAGAATAATTCACATCTACAATGATAAGGCAATAGCTATTGGGAAGTCAAGTGGCAATAGCTTCTCTCCAATATCTAACAACAACCTATTGGTTAAAAGATTAGTATCTGGGGATACTATCAAAGTGGAGGAAGAAGATGAATAGTGAAGGTAAGTTTTGGATAACAATATGGAGCATAGTTGCAGTTGTGATAGTTGTATGTACTCTTTTATATTATGTAGCAGAAGATAAATATAATGAGAAATCATTAGTGTTAATGGAACAAGGGCTACAGCCATACAAGGTTGAAAGATGTATAGCAGTGTCTATTGAGACTGAATGGCATGAAGCTGGATGGAAGGATAAGTAATGAAAGTAAGAAATAGAAAGACTGGATTAGCTACTATAGCTAACAAGCAAGAAGATGGAAGTTACATAGTTGATGATAAGTCATATACTAGAGAAGAGATGGGAGCTAATTTTGAGATAATCAAAGAGCCTAAGCCTAAATCAGAACCTAAAGGGGAAGATATGATTCAAACAAATAGTTGGCAGAGTGATGAGCTAGGTAAATTAGCATTAGCATTATCTAAAGCTAAAGGTGAGATTGATAGTATTGATAAATCTACTGAAGCCTATAATTACAAGTATGCAACAATAGCTGATACATTAAATATGGTTAGACCTATATTGTCTAAACATAAAATAGCATTAGTTAGTATGAATGTTACTCAGGTATTAGATGGTGTTCTTATGACTGGAGTCAAAACTATGTTAATACATGATGGTGAGTTTATAGCTTCAGAGTCTTATTTACCTACAGAGAAAACTAAGAGTAATAATATAGCTCAAGTTCAAGGTTCTTGGCAATCATACCAGAGAAGATATAACATTATGTCTATGTTGAATTTAGCTACTGAAGATAAAGATGCTAAGGTATAGATAATGTTTGCTACCGACATTGATGTCGGTCACAAAACGATATGTTAATTACAAGAATAAAAAAGGAAATATAAATGGAAAAAGTAAATGGATTATTAAGTGGAATAGAAGAAGTAAGTGAAGAGGTAAGTAGTCACGATTTAGAGAACAGTAGTGGTGGTGGGTTTATTAATGCTTGTGGAGTATATCCTACAACTATTGAGAAAGCTTTCTTAACACCTACAAAGAAAGGCGGAGTTAAACTAGATATATTCTTTGGTGGAGCTAACAAGATAGATATTGAACTATACATTGTATCATTCAAAGATGGTAAGAAGATAACTACTTGTAAGATGAAAGGTAAGACTGTATCATTACCTGATTTCAAGATGTTTAAACAATTATACTTCTTAGCTACTGGTGTAGGACTAGACCTAAATGAAGTAGAGACTAAGACTGAAACTATTAAGTATAAGAAGTTTGGTAAAGCTGTATCTGTTGAAGCTGAGAGTATCCCAGCATTGATTGGTAAAGAAGTTCAAATAGGTATTAGACTAGAAGAACAGTATAACTATGAAGATGGTGAAGAAGATAAGACTTCATTGAGAGTTAATACTAATGGTGATGTAGTTTACAAAAAAGAGTTAGAGTCTATCTTTAATGCTGATGGGTTTGATGCTATGGAAGTATTAAAAGAAGCTACTGAAGCTAAAGCTATTAAGTCTAAGATTACTTTCCTTGAAAGCGATAAAGGTATTAAGAGAGTTAAACTAGAGTTACCAGAGGTTGAAGAAACTGAGGAAGAAGAAGCTGAAGATGAGCTTGACTTCTAAGTATGAAGATACTGAGTTTGGTTGGATAGGCACTAGAGTTGATTCTAGTAGCCTAGAAGCCACGAAAGAAGTTCAGCTAGATAAATATGCCTTATTCGATATAAAGAGGCTTACAAAGGCTAATAGCTTTCTTATATTAGATGAAACATTCTATATAGCTAAGAAAACACCAGATGGTAAAGCAAGTAAGATTTATCATGTATATAGGGTATCTGATAAACGATATGTTACACCATCTCCTCACGACAAAGAAGAAACAATCAAATTAGTTAAAAGGAAATACTTTGAATTGGAAGTATAGAGACAAAGAAGTATTAAGCCATGATGACTTACCAGAAGGTACTACTGATATAGTCTATGCTATCAGATATAAAGATGGTAGCAACTATATTGGTAAGAAGACTATACGAAGTTTGGTTAAGAAGAAACCTACTAAAGCTCAATTAGCTATTAGGAAGAACTACTCTAGGAAGGAATGGGTTAATAAACCTTTTGTAAACTATAATGGTTCTAGTAAGCTAACTAAAGACAATGAGATAACTAATAAGGTGATAATGTATTGTTCTACCAATAAGAGAACAGCTACATATCTTGAAGCAAAGCTATTGTTTGAATATGATGCTCTTTTTAATCCATTTATGATTAATCAGAATATCTTAGGAAAGTTCTATGATAATAGTTTAGATGGATTAATAGGAGAATTAACATGAAGATATTAAAACAAGATATAGAAGACTGGTTAAATGCTAGTCATAGGAGAACTATATGTATGTATGCAGAAGCACACGATATGCATCCTAGTGAAGTATGGAAAATATTAGATGGAGAAGATAATGAGTAATGTTATATGTGAATGGTTACATAGTATATTCAGTAGAAACAGTGAATATAAAGAACAACCTACAATAGTAGCACCCTACAAGGTTGAAGATAAAGATGGATACACTGGTAAAGTAGCAGCAGTGAAAGTAAATGATGATGGAACAATCAGTAGAAGTATCTGTTATACTAAGACTGGTAGAGGTAGAAAAGCTTATAAGGTATTGAATGAAGCAGAGAGAATATCTTTATATCTATCAAGGAATAAACATGCTGTACCATATGCTGAATTAGCTAGAAGATATGGAGTGTCTGAATCTACAGCTAGAAATATATGTAAGGGTTAATAATGAGAGAGATTAAGTTTAGATTTTACAACAAGATAGAAAAAAGAATGTATAAAAATATGCTTCAAAATGAACTATGTATAAAAGGCAATTCAATAGGGCATAATTTTTACAGCGAATTAGATGACAGATTTGATGTAATGCAGTTTACTGGGTTGTTGGATAAGCAAGGTGTAGAGATTTATGAGGGGGATATAGTAATCCACTCACACCCTGAAATGAAAAAAGAAACATTTAAAGTTGTATATGATGCACCAATGTTTTTATATAAGTCATTACTAGATAATGAGAATTGGGCTATTTCAATACCAGACCATAAATACATTGAAGTTATCGGCAATATCTATGAGAATAGGGATTTGTTAAATGGCTAGAGTTGATATTAGTTATTCAGTAAAACAGCCTAAACCTATACCAGAACAGAAGGTATCTGATGAGGATATGATAAAGGACTATCTAAAGACTAATAAGGTTACAGTATGTCCTAGTGTAGAGAGTATCTACAGTGTAGAAAAGGCTAGTGTTAAACTATCACAAGATGGTTTCAAAGTATAAGGAGTAAAGATGTCTAAGGGTTATAAAGAGATGGAAGAAGAAATTAGAGCTTTTGAGAAAGTAGATATGCAGATAAGACAAGCTCATAGAGATATGTTTGGATTAGATGGAGCATATGATACAGATGAACAGATACTTAAATGGTTCAATGAAACACATAGAGAAGATAGTGTACCTAAAAATGAAGAAACTGAAGATATTGGGTATATTTCTAAAACCGATAGACCTAAAGTATCTCATTATCAAAAAGGAAGTATTGAACCAATAGACTTTATAAATACTAATGGATTAAACTTAAATCTAGGTAATGCTATCAAGTATATTAGTAGATGTAACCACAAGGGTAGTAAGGTAGAAGACTTAAAGAAAGCTATAGACTATATTAACTTTGAACTGGAGGAATAGGATGAAGTTATTACCTCAAATATTAGCCTTTACAATGGCAATAGTTATGTTAAATCTATTTCAATTTATAGAAATGAATGAAACAAGGATTATGTTTACTCAAGGTATTGGGTTCTATTTTATAGGAATACAATTACTTCTATTAAATAAGGACAAATAAATGGTTGAAGAAGTATCTAAAGAACAGTTTAACAATATGTTAAAAGATGACTGTGGACATGACTGTATGTTACATAGAGATTATGACTACTTCAAAGAACATTATAGAAGTAGCTTTGAGAACAGCAGAGAAGCTCTACAAGAGCTTATTAGACTTCATAGGAAGTATGGGTTTGATTGGACATTAGAGAGCCTAGAGGAGCTTATATGAGCCAAAAGATAACATATACTTGTGCTAGAGAAGGTTGTGATGTTCAAAGGACTAAATACAAGAGTCACTTAAGACAAGGTTACAATCACTTCTGTAGTGTAGAGTGTAAGAGAAAAGGTATGAAGCCTAGAGCTAATAGGATTACTTTTACTTGTAGTAACCCAGAGTGTGATGTAGTTAAGACTGACTATGTAAGTCAAGTTAGACATGCTAATAAGTATTGTTCTAAGGAATGTGTACTTAAAGCTAGATGGTTGAATAAACCTAAGACTAGAGAAGCTAGAAGAGAAGCTTTCTTTAAGAAATGGAA